GTGTCTGAGCTGCCATCTGAGTTGTAAGTAATGCACTCTGACGATCCTGTGAAGCTGCTCTGCGAAGGTCGTTATTTTCTGCCTGTAAGCTAGAGATTTTTTCATTGCAGAGATAATCGAGAATAGCGCGCGTTCCTGCATTCTGACTGTCGATAATATCTCTTGTATTATTGTTCATTGTGTTCTGTAAAGCACAAGTGTTAGTTGCCATGTTGTAGTTTACACCTTGGATAGCTTCACGAGTTTCACAGCAGCAGTTAGCGAGCTGCGCCTGTAATGCATTTGTATTCTGCATATTAGCGACTGTATCAGCATTGATAGCCTGCTGTATGCCATAGCCTGTCTGCATAATATTTGTGTTAATGCCATTAAAGCCAGTGAGCATACTGTTGTTCATAGCGTAGAAGCCATCACAAAGTCCGTTAGAAATGCCATCTAACTTGCTGATAACTGCCTGATTGTCAAAACCCCTCTGTATAGCTGAATCAGTGTAGCCTGTGCCGTTGCCATTTCCACCGAAACCGCCCCAGCCGTTATTTCCCCAGCCAAAGATTAAGAGAATTACAATCCACCATGCACCATTGCCCCACATACCATCGTTATTACGATTATTGCCTGTTACTGCGGCAATATCTGCGAGACTAACTCCGTTTGAATTAAACATCTTGTTTACCTCCATTTATTTTATTAACAAATGGGATAACCGGTCATTATGTGCGCACAACCCAAAATGTCCTAATTCATCATTCCCTTAATATCATTAAGGTTTATTCCTTGCGCATTCATAAAATTACTTAAAATTTGTTCTGCGCCTTGTGTGTTTCCACTGTTTATCTGATTAAGTAAGTTTTTTGCCATTGGATTGCCTTGTTTAGCAGACTGCTGTAAGCAATTCATAGCCATTTGCTGCGGATTCTGAATTGACTTAAGTTGATTTATGGTTTGAATTAACTGCTGGTTCATTCTTCATCACCGCCTTTGCTTTGAGTTCTTGAAGTTTTTCTTTGCGTTCCTAAAGATTTATCAAATCTATCTTCCAACTGCCCTATTTTCTCCGACAATTCCTCAAATTTATTCAGAAATAGCTGTGTGCTTTCGTCTGATAGGGTAAATTTAGCGTTTTCTGCATTAGCCATAGAATTTACTGTCTGATTATCTTTAGGGTCTGTATAAGGCTTATACACAATCGTTCTAATCGTTCCGTCAGCATTCCAGCCCTTAACATAAATCTCCGACATATCCTGCTTAGGAAAAAAAGCCATTGAGCCATCCATAGGGACCTCGTTAGCGTTTATATTTTCAACTGCTTGCACAACTCTGCCGTTAATACCTATTATCTGCTGTGGAATAGTTTGCTGAACTTGTGATTGCTGCATCTGCTCCTGCGGCTGAAATCTCTGGATATTTGCCATAGGATTATATTGATATGCTCCATATTGAGGTACATAATTACTCATAATCGGTTGCTGATAAGGATTGTTCATTGTCTGCCTCCTCTAAAACTTCCTCGATTGCGTGGATAACAAGAGATAATGTCACTAAGTCAAGTTTCTGTAATTCTTCTTTACTCAAGATTTTTTCTCTTACTTCATCAGAAAACATTTGCACTACCTCTCTTTCTAGTTACATTTTTGCATAAAAAAAATCACTTATAGCGACACATAATAGACATATGTGCGACATATAAGCGACAATGCTGAAATTATATAATTGTAAAACGCGATAAATGCGGCATTAGCACTTCCTATATGCTATAGGAACCGCATTAAGTTTGTGCTAAAAATTCTTAAGCTGTATTTCAATATTTCCATTGACAATTACTATCTTGTCAATTATAGTCTTTAGTATCAAGTTCTTTTGTTTCTTGTCGACCTTATCCCAAATGTCGGCAAGTTTTTTTATGTTCTCATAAACAAATTCCTTTTTCTGCGTATTGATTGCGTTTTTGCTTTCAGCAGTAATGTTTAATTTCATTTCTTTAATCTGTGCTTCCAGTTCTTTAATCATTTCTAAGACAGTATCGTTTCCGTCAGCATACAGATTGTATAATCTTTTTAGTTTAATCTGCTCTTTTTCAAGCTGTGATTGCATAATTTCAAGTTTTGTCGCCTTTTCTTTTGGCTTGTAAGATGATAAATCAAGTGATATTTTAAGGATTTCTTCTTCTACTTGCTTTTCTATCTCGTCCGCCCATTCAAGTGAATTATTACAGCTTGCATTATAATTGGGCAGATATGAAAGTGATTTATTTCTTGAACAGCAATAAATCTTGTGCTTTTCACTACCCCATTTTTGATAACGCATTTTGCAGCCGCAAATGCCACAATAACATAATCCGGTCAGTAAATTAGGTTCGGTTATGCAGTAAGTTTTTGCTGAACACCTTGACTTTCTTAGTTCTAATCCAAGATTAAACCTATCTTTATCAAAAACAGGTTCGTGTTTTCCTTGATATATTTTGCCTTTGTAAGGTATCATTCCGATATTTACAACGCCGGTCAAAATGCTTCTAGTAACAAGTTCAGACTTAAAGCCACAAATTTCTTTAATTTTCGCATCTGAATAGCCAGATATGAACAATTCAAGACCTTTTCTTGCCTGTTCTGCACGTTCCGGGATAGGTATTAATATGCCTTGCTCCTTACTGTAGGAATAACAATACGGCAAATTGCCACCACCCATCCAGTAACCCTGCTTAATTCTTTCAAGCATACCGCCACGCATACGCAACATCATAGTATTTTTATCAAGCTGCGCAAAAACAGCCATCATCTGTGTGTATGCCTGCTCCATCGGACTGTCATAATTCACACTATCGTGTACACATTTAAACACAACATTATATTTTTGAAATACTTTTTCAATTAGATATATTCCGTCAATCATATTTCTTGATAATCGGTCAAGCTTAAAAGCAACAACACAACTTACTCTTTTGCGGCTACAATCATTCACAAGTCTTTGAAGTTCCGGTCTATCCATATTTGTACCTGTGTAACCATCGTCAATATACCAATCTGTTATTACAAGCTCATTTTTCCTACAATAATTTTCAATGTCTCTTTTTTGGCTATCAAGTCCATTGCCCTCAACAGCCTGTTTTTCAGTAGATACTCTCATATAAGCAACACATTCCATATATTTTATCTCCTTATAATATAAATAAATGTGCCGCATTTATCACGTTCTACGGCACATTGTAACACATATTTACTTGTTGTCAATTATCTCTGCAATTATCTTTAGTAAGCTGTCTGAAAGAGTTATGTTTTCTGTTTTTACGTCTTCGCCATTTTGAGTAACCCTAATCATTTATAACCTCCAACTTACTTATTTTCTTTTTAATTTTGTTTATCTTGCGATTGACTGTTCTATCACACACGGACAGCCGCATAGCAATTTCTGTAATGCTTCTGCCTTGTGATAGTAACTTGAATATTCTCAATTCTTCTTCTGTAAAATTGGCATTTTTAATTATCTCATCAAGTTCCGGCTTAGTCAGTTCTGAAAACTTCATAAGCCAATCTCCTTATTTAAACTTAATATGTTCTATTCCTGTTTCTTCGTATAACTGATTAACAAGCTCCTCTGCTGTGAATAATCCGTCATTGTAGTTATCTATAAGTACTTTAAGCTCTTTTTGTACTTTTGTTAATCTCTGCTGTCCGAAACCGAATTTATCATGCAGCACCCATAAAATTAATATTAATGCTGATTCAAAATTTTTCTTCTGCTGTTCATTACTAATCCTATTCATCTGAACACGTAACATTTGCTCCTTAAACTTTTTCTGTTCTGACTTACTCATACATACTCCTTATTTATCAAGTATTTTGACAATTTTCTTTATTATTTTTTGTACTGAAACTTGGTTTTGAACATTTTCTTCTAAAACTTTTTGCATTTCTTTCAGAATTAAAGTGTGGATATGCATTGAGTACTCTAATTCTTGTATTCTTTGCATAATTTCATCTTTCTCTTCTTCCATTTGTTCACCGCTTTCTTAAAAATTGATTATCATACCGCCATAAATGCTTGCTATTATCATTCTTAAGGCTTTTACCCCTTTCATAGTCTGTCTGCCAGCATTTCTGACACAACTGTCCTTGCGGTCTGTCAATAGGTTCTCCACAACGATAGCACAAGTAATTTTCTTTGCGATATTCTTTTATATTCTGCCTATTTTCAATTCTTTTTCTGTGGATAGCATTATCTTTGCTCTGACATGCAAAACACTTCGCTTTACCCTTAACAGCTTTAGCCTTTCCACATCTAACACATGTGCCGGTTTTCTTGCGTTCAGCGTATAAGTTTCTTGAATACCGTTTAAACGCTTCGTTGTTTTGTCTTCGCTTATCATCACTTATTGGGTGACTGGCTCTGTATTCTGCTTTCTTAGCTAAACATTCCAGGCATATCTTTTCTTCGCCTGCAAGCTTATTTTTACGGCATTCCGGACATATCCTAAGCCATCTACATAATTCTCTAGTTTCTCTTTGATAAGCTGTATGCTTTTCTTTACATTCTTCGCAATAAAAGCCTTTTCTATCAAGTGGCTTGCCACATTTAGGACACAATCCATTATCTCGGCGATAATTATATAATTTCTTCTGTGGACTAATTGGCGTTGTTTCCACTAAAAATCAACCTCTCATTCTGTCAATTCTATCTTGTACTTCTTTAGGTGCTTCAATATACTCTTCTGCGTTTGTATTTTGACCAATAAGGGCATTTCCTTTAATTTGCAATGTATTTATATCTCTTTGGAATTTTTGCTCGATTTGAGCCTTATACGAATTTGCATTCGTCTTTTCGATAAGTGATTTAATATTGTCCGGCATACGATTTATTTCATTCGCACGCTTAACAACTGTTTCGTAAGTTCTTAAGAAATTCGATTGTATTACTGTTTCTATCGTCTGATAATCTGATGTCGCCCAGTTTTTAAGGTTGTCTGGCATGCCAACCGCTTGTCTGACTAATGGTGGTAGCTTGTTAAATTCTTCAACTGCCCCATATGTGCCATTCCGTAACGCCTTACTAACCAACCCCCAAGCTGCCATTTCGTCAAGTTCCTGTGGCTGTGATATAGTCTGTATTTTACCTATCAGCTGTCCTATGCTTGGAGCAAATCCGCTTGTATTAGAGTTGATGTATGCTTTAAGTGCGACTGATACTTTTTCATAACTGTAATTTTCCAACATCATATTCCACACATCTACTGTTTCGGATAAGTTGTTAGGCTTGTAGTTAGGGTAGCAATCACACATAATGCGAATGATTTTAACTGTTTCTTCTCTTGTCAAGCGTTGCTACCTCCTGATTCATATAAAATTTTGATACCATCTGCGTCTACATTTGAGCTTTTATTTACTATGCTTCTAAAAATATCCACATAATCACAATTACCCAAATCAATAGGGCAATTATCTAATATATTTAATATATCTTCAATAACTGCTCTTTCACTATCATTAACTGTGATTTCGTAAATTGTATCTGAATACATAATTTTTCTCCTTTACACATTATCCCAATCAATAGCACCCTTATTGAAATTCTGATTGCCTTGTTTATTAGAATTATCTTCTTTCAACTCGAACAAGCCTTGCCAGCAATGGTCTACTGACTGATTAAGAATTTTAATGGCTAAGTCATTATCTCCGCCTGATAGCTTTTCAAGGGTATTCATAGCCCTATGCAATGCCTTGTCAGTGCATATAGGTTTTTTAATTCTCTTGCGCATTGTCACGTACTCGTTAAATGCTTCATCAAGTAATTCATCATCTGGATAATAACTTTTCTTTTTGGATATTACGTTAGTAATATCTTTTTCTGCATTCTTATCTTCTTTAATTTCCTCTGTTCTTTCATTCTTACTTTCTTTTAATATAGAGTTTGTTAATAGAATGTTATCTGTTTGTTGATTGTTTGTTAAGTTGCTTGTTATTTGTTTGTTATCTTGCTTGTTATCTGTTTGATACAAATTGTAGTTAACCACAGTAAATATCGTGAATTTGTTTGTTGCTTTGCTTGTTATTTCGCCTGTTAATTGTAAGTGCTTTAGCGAGGTACGAATTTCCATTACAGACAAATTAGTTTCTTTTGATAATTCAGATATTGAAGAGGGGAAAGACCCTCTTTCAATTATCTTACCTTTGTAATTTCCGTCTTTCCAATAGGCACTTATCAACATATACATAAAAAGTCTGAATGTATTAATATCGCTCCACCATTCCCACTTTAAAATCTTTCTGTCAATTTTAATAAAATTGCCTGCCATAATTACCTCTTCAAGTTCTGTCACATTGTTACTTCACTAAATCGTTAATATTAACCCTGAATCCGTCAAATTCCTTGCCTTTGCTCTTGATGTAAGCTGTTGTATCAAAGAACATCAAGTTACCGCTATTGTCGGTTGCTATACTTACACCATTTCTTGTAAGACTGCCTTTAAGTAGGTCAAGTAAAATCTGTATTTCCTGCTTTGTTTCGTCTTTCATTGTTTACCTCTCCATATCTCTTCATCAAGAATATATTGTCTAATAAATCTATCTGCATATTGTGGGTGTATCATTGACCTTGCTGTTTTTCTGTCTACTCCCAATGGATTATCGCTTGTAACATATCTTTGCTTCATAACATCAACTGCCTCTAACGGCTCAAAAATAAAATTATTTTTAGGTTGCAAACCAATGAACCAATATTGTGTAGGCTTTTTATAGTAATCTCCATTCAACGTCCTGTCTTTGTCAATGACATTAGGCTTTAAGCACCAAAAATGTGTTAAATAATGCATTCCGCTAGTACTTAATGGATTTTCTATAATCAGCCTTAGATGTTTTCTTTGACAGACAATAACAAATTTGTTAAGCATCTCATAGAACAAACTTAACTGCTTATGTCTTTTCATTGACACCTCGCATTTTTGCTCAATAGTGTAATTCTTATATTGATAAGCTGTGCAGCATAAATGTCTAGGGCTTTGGTCTGAAAAATAAGTGCAAGGGAAAAATGCAAATATCAAATCATCAGGGGTTATCTTATCAAACAAACTTGGCTCGCCTTGATACCCCCCCTCTATCTCTTTAAAAAGGTCAGTAACATAGTCGGTTTCATTAAATTCATTCTGAATATCATAGTCATAGGCTTCAATTCCATACTTTTTGAAAGCATTCTTGAATGTTCCTGACTGTTCAAATAAACAATGTACTATCATACTGTATCTCCTATAAAATCACTTATATTCATTTGACTGTCCTTTTCAAATACAAGCATTTCATTCTTTGCACGCTCGTAAAAGTTTCTGTCAATCTCGAATCCGTATGCACTTCTGCCAAGCTCTGCGGCGGCTCTTAACGTGCTACCACTGCCGCAACAAGGGTCAATAACAACGTCTCCCTCGTCTGTAAAAATCTCAATCAGCTTTTTAAGGACAGCCACGGGCTTTTGTGCCGGATGGATTTTCGGTATGTCTTTTCCGTCTTTCTCCCAATTAAACCAATTGAAAATCATGTGTCCTGTGCCTCTGATATTCTTTCCGTTTTCATCAATCTGCAATCCATTTCTGAATTTCGGCAACTTATTTCGGTACAGTACAAGTGCATATTCCGTAGCACCAACGATACGCATATTCGCTTTAAGTACCTGTGGACTGTAATTTTTACAGAATACAAGCGGTATGTAATTAACAAATCCGTGTTTCTTCGCCGCCGCAATCAATGTTGACAACTGCTCAAATGCGCAAAACACAATCATACAAGGGCTGTTACTGCTTCGCCCTCTTGCGATAGGCTTTGTATCTTCTTTTTTCAACATCTTTGAGCAAAAATGGAAGTATTCATACAAATTAAAGTTAAAATCTGAATTGAAAGCCGCCTTTTTCGCAAGTTTGCTCTCGCCATTCTTGTTATCACCACCGTTGTACCACATAGGGTTACTGCCATAGAAGTTGTTTCCGACATTATAGGGAACATCTGCTATAATCAACTGTGCTGGCGGTATCGCATATTTCTTGTAATTCTGCATTGAATCACGATATATCTCACATTTAATCTTCTTTTTATACATTTTAAATCTACCAAAAGGAAACCTCGGTTTTATGTGCGCACAACCTATTCCTTTCTTTGATTTTTAGTTAGTTGTCTTCTTTTCTCTTAAAATCTTCACAAGACACTGTTTTACTGCAAGCATAAAAATCTGCCCCAAACGGATTTCTTGTTCTCAAATAGCCAAATTTGCAAATACTGCAAAAGTCACTTCCCTCATTGCTTTTACAATCATTAGGTTTATTTTCTTTCATTTCATCAAGTTTTCTATTCATACAGTCATTATCTCTAGTAAGAATATCTATCTTGTTCACAAGACGATAATATTCTTTATTACTTAAAATCTTCATTCTGAATCACCCACTTTCTCAAAAGGAACTCCTCTTAAATGCTCATCAAGGTCTAATTCCGTTCCATCAATATTTCCATTCAGCTTGTTTTGGCAATGACACAATAGTATTTCAAGGTCGCAAATTCTACCTGCCCTATACTCACTTCTTACGAAGTCAAGAACTCTTTTTGCGCTTTCCATCCTGTACTTTACTATCTTTGAATTGTACTCAAGTCTTATATCTGCAATTTCTTTTTCATGCCGTCTAATTTCAGCTAAATCACACTTGCAAAATTCATAATCACTAATAAGTTTTTCCTTTGTATCTCGTGCGATTTCTTCTGCTGTATAGCCTTTAATTTCGCTCATTCGTTCCTACCTTCTTTCAATATATCCATAAACTTCTCATACTGCTTCTGTGATACCTTATTATTAGCCTTATCCGCTCTCAATTCGATTTTAAGATGTTTTTCTGCGATAGACGATAATTCCCTCGCTAACACCTTTTTGCCTTGCTGTATGCCTTGCATATAGCCTTTAGGTGCTTTTCTCTCGCCTATTAAACCACTAGCACGATTTTCTCCTTGACCGCCTAAACTGACATTTCTAAGCTGATAACCTTTATCGGCATATAACTTGATGTAATACTTCTCTTTTTCGTCAAGCTGACTTTCGGGGAAATTCAGAAATTCAACTCGCCAACCATAAGGGTTTTTCTCTTTGTCATACAGCTTGTGGCGTTTCAAACTAAGGTCTATGTGCTGTTCGTAGCCTACAAGGTGGCTTGCCAATCTACTAAGTGTATGTACCGCCTGCCCGATATACGCGTACTTAAATCCGTTTTCATCTTCTCGGAGTAAGAAGTATATCCCACTTTTATCATTCAGTTTTGGATTCAGCTTCAACAGTCGCTTTTTATTTTCCTGTTCTATTGCCTTGGCTCTTGCTATGTTCTGATAATTCAACTGTTATCACCCGCCTTTAGCTGTTCTGCAAGCTCTTCTAGCTTAAACATATCATCAACAAAGATAAACCCTGCATCTTCAACAGCCTTTGCAAAATCGTCAATAGCCTTATTTCTTACATCATCAGCTGTTACAAACTCACAGTTAAAAGTACTGCAAGCTCCTGTAGTATGATGTATACATTTATCGCAATCTCTATCCATTAATTCCACCTCCAATCTAATTTTTGACCGCAATTCATGCAATGAAAGTAGAAAGTCTTATTATCAGCCGGTATTCTGTCTGTTAAAATTTCTCCACATGTTGGACAGCACAAGTACTCCTCTTCCAAATCTTCAAAATACTGCTTCATGATAGGTTTCTTGGGTATCTGTTTTTCAAGTGCCTGTATTGCCACATCTAAAGCCTCGGCTCTCTTTTGCGGAATAATACCGCCTCTCGGTCTTATTTTATGTAATTCCTTAATTGCTTCACTTTCTTCCATATTATCCCTCACTTTCTTCTGACCAATCTATTTTCTGACCACAATTATCACAATATTTCTGCTTATCAAATAAACCTTTCCCATTGCAACAAGGACATAAAGCAAATTCTTTATCTTCTGTAAAATCCGGCTTCCTTGCTATCTGCTTTTTTCTAGCTTCAATCATACTCTTAAATGTAAATCCTCTCTTAACGCATTCATCTTCAAACTGCATATAGTTTTCAAGGACTTCTGTTGTCATTTTGCGGTCAGATAGCTTCTTGATTGTTTCAAGTGCCTGTACAATTAATTCTATATTTTCAAGTGGGATGTTATACAATGCTCTTATTTCATTACATCCCATTGATTTAGCTTCTTTAAGAACTGCTGCATAATCATTAGCTAACTGTTTTATTTTGTCTTTCATAACTTGCACCTCTTTAATTAAATGGTAATCCCTCGTCAGCTACATTGTCTGGAATTGACATAAAGCTGTCTGAACTAGCATTACCGCCCATAATTCCATTGCTATTATTATTCTGCTGATTAGCACGACTTTCACAAAATTCATGTCTTTCAACTACGCAATCATTAGTGTAGACTTTCTGTCCGTCTTTGTTAGTGTAATTGCCTGTCTGCCATCTGCCCTCAACGATAATCTTAGTTCCTTGGTGTAAATACTTCTCCGCAAACTCTCCATTCTTACCAAATGCGATACAGTTAATAAAGTCTGCTGCCTGTTCACCCTCTTTCTTAAAAGCTCTGTCAACGGCTAATGTGTATCTTGCTACAGCCATACTTCCGTTTACTGTCTGTGAATATCTAACATCAGCATCCCTAACAACTCTCCCCGAAATTATCACTTTATTCATATTTTTTCCTCTTGCTTTCTGAAATTCGTTTTCTAGTTTCTTCACTTCTTTTTTGCCCTGTATGATGATATATTGTGTGTGCTGAATTTGTCATCATACATAAATTTTCAATTCTGTTATCATTTTTTATCCCGTTCAAATGATGTATGCAACAATTTCGTGGCACTTCTATTCCTGTGGCTTTTTCATAAACTACGATATGTTCCATAACGTACCCGCCTTTATCTGCTCTTTTATGTTCCGGCATTAATATTTGTATATATCCTTTACTTGTTCTCCTAACACCGCCATTCCAATTACTAGCATTTTTACCACTTTTAGCCTTTGACCTGTTCAAAAACTTAATTTCTTCATCTCTCTTTAAGTTAAGCGAATAAGCTTTTTTATAGATTGCCAAAAATGTTTTATTAGGAAATAAGGCGATTAATTCATCATTTGTTGAGCAAGAATATTTATCTTTTAATAAAAGGACTTCCTCCTCACTCCATTTGAAATTCATAGTCATTATCTCCTTTCTAAAAAGGGCACTCATTAGGATTAACAAGTAGCCATTCCTTGTTACGCTCTGCAACATCCACATTTGCCCCACGAGCAACTTTTTTCATCTTCTCGATAAAACTATCTCTATCAGAATTTTCACTTGATAAATGGCACATTATGACGTTTTGCAAACTATCTGAATAATTTGCCTTAACAAAATCACAAGCTGTATCAATGGATAAATGGCCTCTGAAAACGTGATTAGCTTTGCCTGTGTTATCCCTGTCAATTAAATCTTTGTCATAATTCACGCCTAAGAGAATGTGGTTTATATCTCTAAACTTCCACTTGACAACCTCACAATCCGTTATATAAAGCATTCTTCCCATTTCCTTGTGAGTAATCAGAAAGCCATATATTGGGCAAGGTTCGCCATTTGCGTCTGTGTGTGTCCAGTTTCCGTCTATTGTCGTTAAATCAAACATCCGTATATTGAACTCTGTTTCCATTTTCATGGATTCAAGACTTAGGTATGGAGCAAAAACAGGTATTCCCATATTTATAAAATCTTTTAACGATTTATTGTGGTCTGAATGTTGGTGGGTGCATAACACACCCACAACATCTTTAATGTTCCAATTCAGTGCCTTTTTGATTTCCATAATCGGTATTCCACAATCAAGGATAAGCGTTTCTCCACTGTTGGAAGTTAGCAGATAACAATTACCGGCTGACGATGAGCCTAAGCATTTTAAGTACATTTACATCTTCTCCTTTACTCACTACTTCGCAAAAACAATAATAATTTTTCTGTACAATCAGCACAAAGGTCATATCTATAATCTACATATGAATAGCCATCTGGATTACCATAAAACATTGAATGAAAGCACAGTCGATTTTCTTTTTTGATACCATATTTAAAATATCCAGCCCATTTAGACAAACTGTACTCAAAAGGCTTTCCACATCTATCACATTTACGGATTTCTTCAACTGACATACTTATACCTCGATTTCATCATCCTGTGGGAACTGAAAAACTTCCATATTGATGTATTTTTTAAGGATGTCTTTGAACTCTTCCGGCTTTAATGATTCTTCCATATGCTTGCATGTGCCACTTGCAAGAGCTTTTATAATTTCAATTCTCGAATATTGCTCTCTCAGAATTTCCATAGCCTTAATTGCCTTTTCTTTGGTGGAATAGGTTGCTATAAGACTGTTCAGAAACACTTCCGGTGGCTCTGCGACATTTTTAACTGCAACAATTCTAAAATTCCCGCCACCACTATTTAATATTGAAAAAACAAAATTTTCATATGGAACATCCGTTGTTCCGTCCTGTGAAATTACTCTCATACTCAATCTCCTATTCTGCCTGCATAAATGGTGGTAATGTGCTATCTTCTGTCTGTTCTTCGGTTACTTCTGTGGCTGTACCCTCGATAATGTCGCTTTCTTCAAAATCAACGCTATTTGCGTTCTGTTCAATGTCGTAAGCAACATCCTGTTCAAGCATTTTATCGTGGCTGATTTCCTCATAATCCTCATTTTCATTACCACTATGAGAATTATTGATATATTTAAGAAGCCTATTCTTAACAGTTTTCATAGCCATCTGGTCAGCAAATTTCTGATGAGCGCCATTGCCATTCTCTTTGTAGCCATATCCCTGTTTCCAAGCCTGTTTAATCTGTGCAATGGTCATAACTTCTGATATTTTCTCTCCGTCATCCATAACAGCTACCGCATAAGCGCCAACAATCTTGTCATTGTCGATATTCTCAAAACTCTGTTCGTGGCAATCAATAATTGTTTTTGCGTCCTCTTTGTGGTACTTGAATACATCCCCTTTATAAATGACCGCTGCGTTAATGTCTTTAAGTCCGAATCTCCTTGCTATACAAGTGTTTCCATACACTGACTTCTGACACTGTAGCTTGCCGCCATAAGCAACTGGGTAGCACTGTTTCTTCTGCATTGAAAGTCCGTTCGTAACCATTTCAACAAGTGCATTCTCAATACTTGCCCTTGTGCAACTCTGTAATACAGGCTTCTTATTCATATCTACTGTGTCCTGTAAAATCAGCATTGCCGACATAAACTCGTTTGTGTAGTTGTAATCTTTAGGGAATGTCAAGCCGAATTTCTCTTTTTGCTTAATTTTAACAACCATTCCCTCTGTAAAATCTTTTGCTACAAGCTCTCTGCTTTCAGCTTCTTTCTTTTCCACAACTGCCGTATTCTCTGCCATAATTATTCCTCACTTTCTACTGTCTTCTTAATTCTTCAACTAACTTCATCAGATTTAAAACAGTATCTTCTAACTTGGTAATCCTACTATCTAATTCCCTGTACTTAGATGTACTTTCGGACACTTTTTCAAATCTTTCTAGTTCAAAATCTTCCTTACGAATGTGTGATGATAAAGCTATAATCTGTTTCCATATATCTTCATAAAATGCACCGTATGTTGTATATTCATCAATCTCAAACCGGACTTTATCAGAATATGAATTAAATCTATTTTCCGCCTTTGCGATAAGACTTGAATTCATATTATTAGCATTAAGCATAGCTGTTACGCTTGTAGTATTTTGCTCTTTTGCAAGTTTAGATAATGCAACTCTTAGTTTGCTTATATTTACAATTACAATATCCATAGCTTATCCCTCCACAATCTCTAATTTCTCGCTATCATTAACAATCAGCATAATCAACTGGCTATCTATCATTTCAGCAACTTTCTTCTGATTCCGTTCATCTAAGTTCTCTACATCGTCAAGAATGATAGGTACTGATATTCCACTAATCTTCTGAATAGAATTGCAAATATCAACTCTGCCTAAAATCCTGTTGCCCTTGTTAGACATAGTTGTTAAAATACTCTTTCCGTCAACTGTAGGTATGCAACAACTCTTGTAACCACCAGACTTTGTATAAGTAAACAACTGCCACTTAACTAACCCAAAATGGCTGTTTACTGCTTCTGTCAAGGTTTCGTTCTTTGTTTTGTCTAATTCGTCAAGTAAATCAATAATTTTCTCGGCATTAGCCTTATTCTGTTCGCTATCAATCCTTGTCTGCTTTAATTCTTCAAGCCGCTGTTCGTCTCTCTCTGTGTTACTTTCAGCAATCTTCTGTTCAACTTCTGATAGCTGCTGCCTAAGTTCGCTTTCCTGTGCCTTTAATTCAGCCTTAACTGCCGATATGTCATTAGCCTTGTGCATAGCTTCTTCTTTTTCGGCAATCTGCTGTTCAAGTGCCTTGTACTCTTCTGTTACTGTCACATCAATTTCCTGTGGAAGTTCGGATAACTGCTTTTCAAGGTCTGCAATGGCTGTATTCAGCATTTCAAGGCTTTCTTTGTGCTGTGGCAACTCTGCTTTAAGACTTTCAAGCGTAGCTTTTTCCTTATCAAGCCTTTCCTTGTACATATTGCCATTATCAGTAATTGTCTTTAAGTTATCAGCCTTATGTTTTGCAAAATCAGCCTTTAACTGTTCTTTCTTATCTTCCTTATATTCATTACCGCAATAAGGACAGATAAGGCTCGAATCGTCAAACTTGCGCTCGTTTTCTTCTTTCCACTTATCACGCTCTGTCTGCAAGGAAGCCTTAATGCACTCAATAGCCTTTTCCGAACTAACAATACATCTTTCGGTATCGGCAACAGTCTTTTTTGTCTGCTTAACAAGAAACTTCTTATCAGCAATCTTGTCCTCAATCTCTCTTCTAACCTTGATATTCTCCTCGTTAGCCTTGCGTGATAAATCTCCCTGCTTGAACTTCAAATCAAGAACATCTGCACTAGCCTTGTCATATTCATCTATCAGCTTGTCATTGTCAGTCTGCTTTGCAATGCAATCAGTAATCTGTTCTTTAAGGCTATTTCTAAGCAATTCAAGGTCAGATACATCAATATCAGATTTAATCTGAATATCTCTTTCCTTTTCCTTAATCTGTCCGTCAATAACAGGCGATTGCTTGTCAACATTAGACGAAATCAATTTATTCATTGAGCGGATTTCTTCGACAGTGTATTTTTCAAGCATTGGTACTAATTCTGCCAACTCTTTTCTTGACCTTGCCATATCTAAGTCCGTAACACTTTCAATTAAACTGAAAAGATATTCTCTCATTTCATCTGGCTTTCTACTAAGAAAAGCATTGATATTACTGCAAGCCTTGAACATCTTCATATTAATGCCCAGATACTCATTAAATGCTGTTAAAGTCTTAGGAACGCTGTTGATGTAATAAGAGTTATTATCACTGACAGTTGTTACAATTTTTCCATCTTTTACAGCTTCTTTATAAGTACGCTTCTGAACTTTCTTCATAGTGATTTCTTTTCCGTCAACATCAAGTGTAAGTTCAACACTTGTGTCCATATCATCAACTGATTTTCCGTCAACTTCTCGTCTAACTACTGGATTATCCTTTAATTCATAATCGCAGTTAAACAAGCACCACAGATAAGCCGTTGCAATAGTCGACTTGCCCTTGCCATTCTTAGCCACAATTTTTGTAATGGCATAGAAGTCAAATTCTGCGTGTGCATAACACATAAAGTTTTCAAGTACTACCTTTTTTAAAACTGCTCTTTCCATAAACATATCCTTTCTTTATTTATATATTCATAATGAATACATCATCTTCTATTGAGAAGTTATCAACTGTCTTATCTGCAAGATAATGCCGTCTGTCAAGTTCATCAAATGTGCCGTCAAAGATAACGCCTTGAACTGGATGCCATACTTGACAACGCTTTTCATTGTCTGCTGCCATAGCTGCTAATTCCGAAACTGTAATATTACTATTCATCAGCATTCTCCTTTTCCTCTATAATCTCAACTCTGCCTACTGATACTTCATAAGCTACTCTGTTTTCAATTTCATCTTCGCTTATCTTTTTTGCATAAGGTCTTGACTGAAACCTGCCTGTCATTTCTATATGCGTTCCTACTGGCAAGTGACCGACAAACTTAGCTGTTCTGCCCCAAGTTATGCAAGGTATATAGTCTGACTTGCCATATGCTCTGTTAACAGCTATGATAACATTTGCTATTTCTCTTCCAAGTGGTGTTAGCCTGTATATAGGTTCTTTGCAAATAAAGCCTCTAAGAACTACATCATTATTAAAAGGTGGTTCTGCCTCGTTTTCATATATCTCTATATTTTCAGTAAAGATTGCTAATATTAACTTGCTTTTTTCACCTATATGCTCGTTGTAGCTTCTTATTCTTCCTGTAATCATTACGCAAGTGCCTGTTTTCAATTCTTTCATATCTACAATTCTTTCAGATATAAGAACAGGAAGTGTATCTACTGCTCCGCTAACCCTGTCAATCGAAATCATCATCTTAAAGAATTTTTCTCCAAAAACTTCGTGATTGAAAACTGGCTCTTCCGCAACTAACCCAAAAACTGTAATATTGTTATTTCTCTCTTTCATCTTTAGTTCTCCTCTCTCTTTTCTACAAATCCAACAACTTTACCGCCGTCAATAACTGTATACATATCCTTTTTCTCGTACATATCAATGCAATCCTGTACTGTTATTACTTTCTCGTTTACCTGTTTCATATTGTTCAATCCTTTCTTTTCTCTTTGCCCTTGCCATTGTCAGAACGATACAAGCCAGTTCTAAAAACATCCCGAATATCGTTCCTAGCATAAATCCCTGTATCATAGCTTATATCTCTCTTTCATTATTGTAGGCAGTTCGTAGCAGTCGATAAAATCGTGAGTGTCTGCTATGTACTTCTTTTTAAGTTCACTCAAACCACACCCGTATTCGTGCTTTAACTGCCCTAAAATATCTCTTGTAACTATGCTCCTTAATGGCTCACAATGTTTATTTCTTCCTAAGAGGTAACTTGTTCTTCTGCCAATGTGTGCCAGGATTTCAAGTTTTTCTACCTCATTAATCTGTTCGCCTTTTTCAGAAATAATAAATATCAATCTGCTAAAACTCCTTTCTAATTAATAAGCTGAAATATCATTTGCGCAATAAATAATATTGCTGATAAAATCCATAAACATTCAGCTATCCTGCTGTCTCTCTTTGCTTTCTTGTATGCTACAATAGAGACTTCTAAGTTATTTCTTTCTGCTATCAATTCCTCTATTGATATGCTATACTGTGGTGTTGCCTGTATATCTTCCATAAACTTCTCCTTATTTTAAAAATTGTGATATAATCCTCTTATCTTTTTATAGGAAAGAGGTGAAATATGACTGCTGAAAAATATATATCAGCTTATGCTACCGCTAAAATTTGTGGTTATAATGGCTCATATGATGATTTTAGAAAACTGTACGACCAATACTATTCAGAAATCATCAGTTCAGTGCCTGCTGAAGAACTGCAATTAGCAAAAGCTGAAGCGACTAACAATCCATTCCGTAACCTGAAGTACTTCTAAATGCTTCGATTACTGGGGAAATGGCGGTAAGTACTTTGATTGATAGCTCAATGTTAGTTTCTTCAAGGCGCTTATCGCCACTCTTAATGTCTCTGTAATCGTCAATAATATCCATAGCGATATGCTGCGCAAATTCATCAATACTTATAAAACGAGAAGCTTCTTTCTCGGCAATTACGCTTTTTCCGTTTTTGCCTGTTATTGTGTATCTTTGCCTTTCCAACTCTTACTCCTTTCCTTAAAAGCTCATACTTATCTGTGCATTAGCTTCTTTTACCTGTTCAGCAAGTGCCATAGGTAACGCATAATCATCTATAAACTTGTGTACATTATCAATGTACTTTCTTCTTATGCTCTTATATGTTGTTACGCAACCAAACTCACGTTTTAACTGCTTATATATGTCAGAATATACCGAACTGCGAATACTGCCATCCTTATAGGCTTCACTATCCTTGCCACCAAGTACAATTACACCTTTTCTATTAACGTGCTGTTTGACCTCATCAATCTCACAGCCGTAAAGAGGTGTGTTATCCTTAAGCTCTGTCATATCTTCTTTGATAGAGTTAACAGCCTGTTCAAGTTCTGTATAACCCTGTGCTAAAAGCTGTATCTGACCGCCTGTTGTTTTTGGCATACTGTAACCGCCTGTCTTTCTGATTGATGGAAGAACCTCGTCCATTACCCAACTTTCAAATTTCTCTGCACTAGGTAATTTTGATTTCATAATAAGTCGGTACAAATCACCCTCATTTATGTATGACATCTGCTGAACACCACTAGATGTAGGGGTGTCACGTTTCGTTACTCCCTTGCAATGGTCACTTATTGCCTTGCGTGGGTTTACGTAGCCAAGTGCTGTTGCTACGTCTGTAGCTACAAAATATGGTTTTCCATTAATTTCTATTGTTCTGATTTCTCCGAACTCTTCATTACTAAAAATCTGTAATTCCATAAACTTCCTTTCTAAATAATTTGTGGTATAATCCTCTTATTCTATTAAGAAAAGAGGTGAAAATATGTTTCTAAAGTTTCAAATAACTTGCACTTGTTATAGTAAATATACCGTTAGCGAAGATATATCTACTAGCAAGATTGTTTGCCCTAACTGTGGTCTTGAATATCCTCACTCTGACAAAGTATTATCCATACTCAAGACTGCTAAGGAAATACCAGAGGGCAACATTGCTTTTGATAAAGAGTGCTGTATCAGTGTTCTTTCTCTTGGGGAAGAAATGAGTGGTTTTTAATAGATTGTTTCATATACTCTAAAAAACCAATCATTTCCGCAACTGTTAGTTTGCTATCTTTGAGTTCTGATAAAACTTTATTCTCTAATTCAGAGATAGCAGACCTTGAAGAAAAATATTTCTCTATAAATACAGCTCCCTCACAAGTTTTGCATAAGTTGTCTTTAAGACTATTAAGATAACTTTTCTCTACTTCATCAATAAAGCTTGCCATTTTTACTCCTTTCTATCAGTTTTTTCTGATTCTCTTACCATTGCCATCCCCTCGGCGACACCAAGAATATAATTTTTCTTGTTGTCATCAAGTTTCGGAATTGTATCGGATAACTTCTTGATGATTTCCTTTTCCTTTTCACTCATTCAATTCACTTCCTTTCTGTGATATAATGTGTTTTAAAAAAACAAAGGAGTACTACTATGCAATATGTTCCAAATTATCCAAACTTAGATGATATGCTTGTTAAACCTGTAATTCCGAATGTAGAAATGCCTAAATATGAAAAAGGCAAATCGCCATATGAATTGATGGAAAGCCAATCAGAATATTTAAAAAATACTGTTCCTGTTTTAGAAAAACTGGCTCAATCAGCACAAGATACTGCTAAATCCGCTCAATCATTAGCAGATACTGCTAATAAAAATGCTGCTTCTTCTAGTAAATACTCAAAAATTTCACTTGCAATTTCAATTATTGCAATAATAATCAGTTTGTCTGATTTAATAATCAAAATAATATGTCAAGTATCGTAAATGAAATGTTCAATATCGCAATAATAACAGCGATTATTGATGTTATTAATGCTATGTCACAAAGTCTTAATTTCTTCATTCTTTGTTCTCACTTCCTTTCTGTTGACCTTGTAAACATAGTATAGTCCCCAAGAAACATCTTGTCAATAGTTTTTTGTTGACTTAGGGACTTTTTTGTTGTATAGTAATGATGAAAGGAGGTTTGAAGATGAATGAAAGGATAAAGAGCCTAAGAAAGTCTTTAAGTATGACACAAGAAGAATTTTCTAAGCGAATCGGTTTGTCGAGAAATTTTATTGCCCAAGTGGAAATCGGAACAAAAACTCCATCAGGCAGAACTATTTCTGATATTTGCAGAGAATTTAATGCCAATGAAGAATGGCTGCGAACTGGCAATGGGAAAATGCTCAAATCGAGAACAAGAGAACAAGAAATCGGTGCTTTTGTTAATGAAGTTATGGAATTGAACGATGACAGTTTTGAGAAGAAGCTTGTTAACGCATTGGCAAGGCTTGAACCTAAAGATTGGGAATGTCTGGAAGCTATCGCAAAGAAATTGCTAGACGAAAAGTAAGAAAGAGAGGGTTTACGCCCTCTCTTTTGTCATATTACATATAAACTTAAATATTTGTTCTAATATCCAGTTATCTTCTATTTTATTAATCAATTTTGTTATCTTTTGTCTGTATTCCTCATTACTCATAAACCTGCACTCCCCTCTCTTGCCCTTGCACGTTTGATAGCGATACGATTATTATAGAACACACGTTCTATTGTGTCAAGTGTAGCGGCGATATTGCCAACGCCAATCAAACAATATCGCCTGCCAGAACTTGAAAATGTTTAAGGGTCTTTTCTCAAAGACAAGTTTATTATACATTTATCGTTAGTATATTTCAAATACTTTCGGTCGTGTTATTCTGACACTATTCGACAACTAACTGGAACTTGTCGATAGCATTACCCATAACGCCTGCATATCCGTCCATTCCGTTCGATGTTTCATCATCTATCTGCTCTGGATAGAAGTTGCGGTTGTTGAATACAGATACCATATACTTTGCGTACTTCCAAGGCTCACCCTCTGGTGTATAGTAAATGATTTCTACGGCGTCAATCGGTGTTTTCTGGTCGCCTGCAAAGCCGTTGTAGAAATCATTATAATTGAAATCTGTAACATAAGGAAGCCAATCACCATTAAGTGTATGAACTCTGTACTTAACTGAACCTCTGCTAACCTTGATAATAAGTGCTGTGATAGCTTTATTGTCACCTGCGCCAGCCCAATCTTCTCTGTCCTCTACTTCGCCCCACCATCTGTCTGTATAAGCGGCGTATGTAGCATATACGTGTTCATCTGCGTTATCCTCTGCGTTATCTTCTTCACTGTTATCCTCTGCGTTATCTTCTTCATTATGAAAGCCATAAAATTCTGATAAGTCGCAAACTCCGTCTACACCGTCAATTCTTGCGCTAGAAGTATACTGCCACCCCGCAAGATAATGGTCGATACTGGGTGTCTTATCTGCGTTAACATCATCATTTAACTGCATTTCATCATAACCTAAGTAGTAACGTGCAATCCAGAACGGACAATCTAAGTCGCTAGGGTTTGTATAAGGCTTGATGTAGCTACCATAGAATGATAAGCCAGTATATACGCCAAAGTTATATCCTGCACCCTCAATAACCTCTTTATATGCCTTTATAATGTCGATAAGCTCTGAACCTAAGTTTTGCATACAAGTATTTTCAACATCCATCCAAACTGTCACCTTACGTCCGTCAAGCACTTCAAGCACTCTGTTAGCCGCCGCAATAGCTTCTTCTACTGTCGGTGTGTATACATAGTTATATACACCGCAGATATGTACACCTGCTAACTGACAGCCTTTCCAGTTATTTTCAAACTGCTTATCTGGGTCAAAATCACGTCTGATAACCTTAAGGACAGCGTGAGTAAGTCCTGCCGCCTTAACTCTATCCCAGTCAATATCACCATTCCACGCTGAAAAATCTCCACACTTAATCATACTAAAATACCTCACTTTCTGTTGTTCCTGTTATATCTACTGCATCTGAACTAATTGTGTTATCTTCTGTGCTGTATGTTGCCTTGTATGTGTTTTTAACACCGTCAAGAAAGCTCTTAAGCTCGCTGTCTAGTGCTGTATCATTTGCTAAGTATGCCGCAAAATCATTAAAGCTAGCTGACATACTAACTGTGCCACTTTCGCTTATTGTGGCTGACAGATAAGCCACCTGTTTAAGTGTTCCGTCTGAGTTTTGAACAGATAATGTTCCGTTCTTCTGAATTGATGAGTTGATGTCTAACATTGTGTTTTACCTCCTGTTTATTCTTCTATTTCATCTACAATGCCTTGTGCAAACGTCTTTAATGCTTCTATGTGAGCATTTGCTGTGTCATCTACAACTACTTTCTGCAACTTTGCATTTCTTTTAACGATATTTCCGTTACTGTCAACTTCACTATAAGTAAGTGCCAATATGTTGCCTACCTCTGTTTTATAACTTGTTACGCTTGTCACAATTCTTTTATTCTGCATAATCTAAATCTCCTTCCCATTCCTCGATAAATTCTGTTGTCATTTTAAACAGTTCATCGCTATTAACTTTGTCAATAATGCTATCTGTTTTTTTGTCAAGTCTTATACTGTTATAGTCCCTTTGTGTAGCTAATAATTGCCAACTAAATGTAAGATTAGGCGTTCCTGTTACCTCAAAATAATCCGGTTGCCTATCACTTACATATATATCCCCTACCCCATATTTTGTAAGGAATATTGTATATTCTGTATTTGTATCTATTGTTTCAATAAACTTGTCTTCAAGGTATATTCTGCATTTACCACTTTCATCTAAAACACCCTCTCCGTAATCTTCAAAAGTAGGCGTTGGCGTTTCAAGGGCATTTTGTAAAACTGTGCCAAAATGTTCAGTTTCAACCATTCTGTTTTTAGTGCCACCGCAATAAAGGTTGCCACCTGTAGAAAAACCATATGTTGCCATAATTGCATAAGCGCTGCTTCCAAGTTCTCCTCTAATAGATATTTCTTCATTTGTCATTTTAGTACAATAATCTACACTTATATTATTGTTTGGACTTATTGCTATAGATTTGTTACTAAGCTTTGCAACCCACTCATAAGTTAAATCAGTTTTTCCTTTTGGATAAATAAGCATTCCATCAAATATAGTACCTCTACAATCAATCGTAGAACCTAAATATTGATTAGTAAGAAAGCCTTGCGCTGTAATAACTGTTGAATTATCACTTCCGGTAACAGATATTCCGTTTGCATTTATAGTTGTGGTTAATACGCCAGATTTAGTAGCTGTAATACTTCCTGTAATAGCCGCATTAGCCGCATACATAAATCCATTGCCTGCAACATACCATTGAGGACTCCAGCTTGGGACACTTGCAGTACCACTATTAGACATAATAGCATATACCCAATCTGAACCTTTTGATGGCGTTGTCATACCTGCCCAATATTTACTATCAGATGTAGTTGAATTAATAGAATTATTAGCTATATTCCATTGTGCGATTTTTCCGCCATTTGCGATAAGATTATTGCAAGTTAATACTCCGCTAGCAGTAATGCTAGTATTAGTACTGCTAAGTGTAAATCTATTACCACTAAGGTTAAGACCGCCTCTTGCAGTAATGTTAATTGTATCTGCAATAGCTTCAATACAACTTTTAAGCGTACCAGTATCAGTTTTAGCTATATAAGCAGATAAACTAGCCGTAGTCGCATAAGAAGAAAGGCTACTTTTTGTCGCATAAGTAGCAGATACCGATTGAGTTATACTATTAGCAGATTGAGATATAGCAGAGTTCATAGCAGTTGTCGTTGCGTAATTACTTAAGCTATTCTTTGTTGCATATGTGTTACTGACAGTAGTCTTAAACCCACTTAAATCAGTTGTCAAAGATGTAACCTTGTTGTTAATTGTTGTTACAGTGCTGTTATCTGCTTTTGTAGCAATTTGTGAAGTGTGACTATTAACTGTAGCTGAAATACTATTAACTGTCTGATTAAGAGTTGTATACTGATTGCTTACAGCTGTTACTTTTGTATCAACAGCATTTATACCGCTAGACACATCCTCGGGTGCCGGCGACCAAGTTGTTACTTTATTGCCTAATTCTAATTTGACATTTTTAATATAATAGCTATGATTATACAAAGTATAGTCTGCGCCACTTCTTAAATATACAGTTATTAAGTTTGAAGTCTTTATAGTATCTGGAATTGTAAATACTAAGTACGATTGTTTCCAACCATCTCCTACTTCTCGTGTTCCTGTTACTCCATGAAAATCCGCATATTTTCCACTTGCTGTTGTATATGCTATCTGAAATTGATGCGCCTGTGCGCCACTTACATCTCTATAATAAGCAGAAACAACATATGTTGCTCCAATCATAACATTTACATCAGGATGATATTGAAAACGGAAATTTGAATTATTGTTAATAACAAAAGCACTACCATCAGATTGATATGAAACTGTACCTTTTGAAGAAGCTCCAGAACTATCCGAACTAAATTTACCAGGCATTGTTGTAGTCCATAGTAACATATTTGTCCCACCAATCTGCAAATTATTAACGCTTTCAGTTATATCCGTTTTCCAAACCTTATTAGTAATACTACCTTGAAGCTGTGTAATGCTTGAACCTTGGTTCGTTACAGTAGTTGTAAGCGTATTGACCTTAGATAATGCACTATCAGCCGTTGACTTCGCTGTATTAGCAGTGTTGTTTGCAGCTGTAGCTGTTTTACTTGCACTGTTAGCTGTATTTTCTACTTTTGTGACAGTTGTTGTTAAGCTTGAAATACTTGATGTATTGCTATCTGTTGTCTGCTTAATGCTGTTAACAGTATTACTTAAAGTTGTAACTGTGCCACTGTCAGCTTTTTTGCTAAGTGTTTCAGACATTTTAGTTATTGTTGAATTATTTTCATCAACAGTCTGCTTAACCTCGTTAAATGTCGTAGTATCAACTTTGTTGCCCATGTCAGTTTCAAGGCCGGTTGTTCGTGTCTTAAGGCTTGATAATTCACTATCTGTATCAGTTTTCCATGAACTAATTTCAACATTAAACTTTTTAATGCCTGTAATCTCACCATTAATGTTAATAATGTCCTGTAATGCCTTAGTAACATCACTATCCTTAATCAGTACCCATTCATATACAGGTGCTTGCTCTGTGCCAGTATTGGCAAATCTGTATGAATATCCGTCTGCGCTTGAAGCTGGATTAACCACATAACAGATATCACCTATATGTTTCTTTCTTGTGGCATTATCAGTCCAATTAACAGCCGGCTCATTATTAAGCGTAGGTATTTCTGTCTTAGTGAATGTCTCGATATTTCCGTCAATTTGACCTTGTAACTCTTCTTGTACTTTATCTAAGTATTCTTTTGTTGGTACTTCCTCGGCTAATTTATCAAGCTCTATTGAGCCGCTTCCAATGCGTTTACCATTGATGTAACCTACTGTAAGATAATCTGCATTAAGGTTATAAACTTTTATCTTACTTGCATCAATTTCGCCTGAAGTTATCTTATTTGCAGATAAATTCCCTACCTTTTCGTTTGTTACTGCACCATCTTTAATGAGTGATGTTGTAACAACCTGTCCTTTGACATTCGCAAAATCAATTTGTGCGTACTTTAAATCTGCTATATCCGCCGTTAATGAATTGGCTTTTAATTGCGTAATTTCAGCGTTAGCCGCCTTAAGACTTTCCACATTAGCATTAATGATATCCGCATATGTTGCATCTAGTTTATTTGTTTTAAGGTTGTCAATATTAGCATTAACAGCCTTTAAGGTTTCAATGCTTGCGTATCTGATATCAGCTTCATCAACAGATAGTTTATTAATAAGCGCTTTATTTACAAGTATCAAGTCGGCATAGTACCGTTCCATTTGCTTAGTAATAGGTCCAGAGGCAACGCTTGTATTCTCCGTGTCAGATTGACCTATAGATGTAACAGTATCCATTAAGCCGCCGTCGCATTCGTGCGTAATCTGCATTATAGGTACTTTGTAATCAACGCCGCCTTTATTGACAGTTATAATGTCGCCGACTTCCAATCGGTAATCGCCAACGAACTTAACTGTAAGCGGTCTGAATGTAAAACCACCTATCTTTTTATAAATTTCGTCAAGAATTGCCTGTGTCATAAACGGATTGGTAAATGTTAATCCTGTTGCTCCGTCGCCAGAAGTAATCTCACTTTGCTCCGTAGAACCGCTCTTAGTATTGTTACATGTCAATTTTTGTATGATAAAATCCTTGCTTGTTGTGAATGTAACGCCCTGCTGATAATACTTATGTCCGTCAAGTACATAGCCGCTATCCTTATACCATCTTAATTCAAGGTTGCCATCAGCATTAATTACCGCATTACTGCCTTGTAGCATAGCCATATAGCCAATAATTTCCCTATAGGTATATCCTTGCGGCTTTTCATTAATAGTATGTGCTGTAACTATGTTTGTTGCTAAAGATATGCCTAACTTACTGCATATCTCATTAAGAATAGCTTTATCTGTGCTGGGAAATGTCATATCAGAAAAATAAGGCATATCAGCCTTATACATTCTGTCGTATGCTTCGTAGCTTGTATATTCTCCGTCACTTGTCTGCTTAGTAACTGTAAATATTCCTAACTGAATATATTGTATTTCTTCATTTACCTTAACGCCCTCAAATACAGTAATTTCCTTGTTTTCAAGGCTTACTGTTGGCATATAAATAGAAAAGGTAACACTGCTTGCACAAGTGTTACCTATCGTGATTTCGTTATTTGGATTTATTATATTTTGATATTTAAAATTGTTAAGCGTTTCAGTATGTTCTTTTTCATCAACAACATACTTAGAATAGTATCTTGTACTATTTCCGCTCACAATTTCTGTCATAGCTGTGTCTAATATCTTCATTCTACACCGCCTTTATTGATTAATTAATGGTTTATCATAAACTCGATTGAGTACAGTTTAGCTGGTGTAATCTCTTCGCATTTGTCGAATGCGTCCATAGGAAGCATTGTCATGTCAGGCGCTTCAATCTCTTGTTTATTGATTTCCTGTAATTCTTCCTGTAACTTCTTTAAATTCTCTGATGTAATCTGATACTGATTATCGTTAACAACTGGTTCGCCACTGTCGTCCTTGTCTGCATACTTAATCTTAGTATCTTCTATGGTCTGTAGCGTTGTCTTGTACAGCTCTTCTAACGCCTTAATATTGCACATAACAGCCATGGCAATTCTGCCTGTAGTCTTGTCATGCGATATGTTGCTCAAACTCTCAAATCTGTCTATTAACTCACTTGTTTTAAGTTTCATGTGGAACCCTCTTTCTATTTCTGAATCAAACTTAATTTTGCTCCGACTATTAATCCGTCCTCATTCTTTGCTCTTGTTAGGTATGGATATGTCACATCTCCTGTGTATATTGTCATTTCCTTTTGTGTGCCACCTAAGAATAAAACTTGTGCTGTTGGGAATGGGTTATTTTCATCACTAATCACATTATCAAGCAATAGTGCTTGTTCACCTGTAAGTGGTGGTAATTGAAGCTCTACTTTGTCTTTAATAGCCACGATTGTTCCTACCATTTCGCCGTAATCGTTTCTTCCTGTATTCTTAGACCATATCTTGTTTCTGCTGTACGTATAGCCGTTATATGCTACTGGGAATGTCACCCCCTCGATAATTACAGCACTTATCATTCAATCGCCCCCTTTCTGCCTAAAATAGGTAACAAAAAAGGACACCTCACGATTAAGTGAAATGTCCTTGTCATTTTGCTATTTATTTGTTATTATTGACGTGAGCAACTTATATGTACTCATACGTGCTAATCAGAACAGGTCTACCCAACTTGTTCTGATTTTTTATAGCTGTAAATTTCTTACAGCTATTGAATTTTCTTTCTGTTTGAGCTATTATATCTCACAAGAAAACTTATGCAACATTATTGAATAATTGCAGTATAAATTCTCTTCCAAGTTGGGTAATTCGTCTATGATAGATTACTTTACCACTGTCAAGAATTTCTTGTTTAATTTCCTCATATCCCATACTGCTGTATGGTGAGTAAAGAACCCAAGTTCCATTGACATTGTACTGAATTTTTCTATCAGCAAGCAACTTGTTAAGTTGAATAGCAGAATTTAAGTTCAGCTCTTTAGCAATCTCCGTCATTGTATATGTTTTATTGACGTGTGTTAAGATAGCGTTCTTTCTTTCTGCTTCAACTCTTGCTTGCCTTTCTTTTTTTAACTTTGTTAATAATTCTATTCCAAAGTCTGGATTATTCAGTATTTCATCAATAACATTATCAGTAGCATATATTCCATTCTTGCGAATTGACGGAATAATCTCGTCTGCCACTAATGCTTGAAATTTCTCTGCTGTTTCATTTTTGGCTTTCATTGCTAGTCGGTAGAAGATGTTTTCTGGGATAAAATCTGGACAATTCCCTTTGTAATTGCCGTTGCAACTTCCTGCAACGACCTTTAAATCTGTTAGATAATTGTAGACCGTATTCCACCTAACAACCTCGTTGCCACTTGCTGCAACGGTGGTAAACCCAAGCCCTCTAGCAACATTTTCCAATCTTAAGTAAGCAACGCCATTCTGCTCATAGCAGTCTACGCCGCAAATATTCTTAGTGTTCATCGGTGCCTTAATCTCATTGTGAGTGTCATCTTTTGTAGTTGGATTATTATTATAACTCATTATTTTACCTCCTACAAATTTATCATTTGCTCAAAACAGAACTTATTGCGTAGTGGGAGTATATGCCCACAATGCCTCACGCAATAATGTTTTATTTACTTGAATTATCTTTCGACATATTAACAGCAAAACGATATATTTGATGTAATATCCAAATATCCTTGATGTTTTCTAACACTTCATTTATTTCATCTTTTAATTGCTCTTTCATTTGTTTTCCTCCAAAAAAAATCTTGAATTTTCCGAAAGAAACTGATATGATAGATTTATCAATTCCTTTCGGATTGGTGTTTTTAAAGTGTTGTGTTCGTTGGTAGCGGTGCAACACTTTATTTTTTTTGCCCTTTTACTTTTTCAATGCCTTTTTTAATCAAATCAAGTATTGTATATCCGCTTTTATCAGAAAAATTCATTATTTCTTCCTTTTCCTCTTTGGTGACACGAATATATATTCTTTCATTTTTAGGATTGTCGAGTTTAGGTCTACCTTTTTTATTGGACATATACTCACCTCTTTTCTGTCCGCACATTTAATATAAACCGTACGCACAAAAAAGTCAAGCACTTTTTCAATAAAAAATGGAACGCACCGAAAGATACGCTCCATTAAGGGATTATTTTTCTATAAAACGTGGTATAAAACTAATGCTGTTATAACTGCCAGCTCCATTATTTTTGCAATTAACAGTTAAGCCATATGCAGTTATTTTGTCACCAGCTTTATAGTTTCCGTTTTTAAATCAAAATCTTTTGAAAAGTATATGTATATTTTTTCTTTGCCGTATTCGCTTTTATTCTTAACAACACCTGTAAAAAATCCTGCCTGTAAGCTATTTACTTTTTATTCTTAAAGTTCTATTAACTAACACTTTCCACGTATTGTAATCATCAATAAACTTATAAATATCCTTATGCTGATTTAAAAAGGCGTATACTGCAAAATAATTAAATCCTCTAATATATTCTGGTGGTGGATTATCTTTCGTTTTTCCATAATCACATATTGCAAAAAAATTTCCATAATTTCTAACAGTAGTGTCGAAAACGTCTTGCTGTTTCACCATTTTTCCTGTGCAACTATTGTAATAATTAATTAACTTGTCTGTTGTTTCTTTTTTAATCGCTGGGTAATCATATTTTTCATTGTACTTCAATATTTCTGTCATTGAAATGTACGTTGCATGAAATTCAGACCAAAGCCTTATATAATCATTTTCGGTCAATTCTCTTTTGTTCTTTATCCCGAATTTTTCTCCAATGATAGTAAAGTCATCAATATGAGTTAATTCATGATGTGTTGTTGATATCATATTTACTAAATCATTGCCATACTTAATGTATACTTCAAATTGATTATTAATCGTTGGGTACACTAGCCCAAATTCTTTCCCACTAAGCATTTTAGCATAGTCACTGTCAATTTTATTAATAGCCTCATATATATTATCAACAATTAATATTGAGTTATTCCAATCTTGAATATCACTTTGTATATTACGTTCTTGCACCGTTATAAGTGCATGAGCTTTAATTCCTGCTTTGCTTATCTCCATATTACTTTTCCCTTTCCTTTTTATTTCCAAAATAGCAACATACCATTGTTCCACTAACATATATCACTATAACGAATCCAAGGGATAAATCTTCTCTCCGAAACCATTCAGACATATTATAAAGCTCTTCTTTTATAAAGTTTCGTGTTGATACTTCCGCGCTTGTTTCTGTACCTTTTTCATTTTTCTCTGTGCAAAACTCCAAATAATCTTGAATTTCACTGCCTGTTCTTCTGCCACTATCTTGTAGATACCATATAAAAGTCGCAGATAATAACACCCAAATAATTAAGCATATCGCTTTCCTTTTCATTGTGATACACCCCCTTGCTATCCTAATGGTTAGAGTGTATCACAACATTGTATTAAATTCAACTATATGTTATATGCAGGCAACCCAGTCATTGCTGTGTACATATTTGCTTGCTTTTGTGTAACTCTGAATATCTCTTGTCCGTCAATTTCTATTGTTCTTCCATTTTCAACAGCGTATATTAGTTGCCTTAATAACATATTAGTTTCTGTCGTGGCGCTATTATCCATATTAATCTGTGGCATTGTAGGTATACTAGTATTTGCATTAAATTTACTTGCTTTTGTGCTTTGAATAATATCGCTAGTAAAGTCGCCTAAAGAAACCTCAACAGGTTTGTAATTAAGCTCCATACCTTGTTTGAAGCCCTCTATCGTGTATTCACCTATCTGTTTCATAACTCTTGATGGACTATGAATGTCTAAGGCATCTCTTATTGTATCAGATACGTTATCTGCGATGTATCTAGCTTCGCTGAAAATACTGTTTTCCATACTTTCTAAGCCATCATAGAAACCTCTGCCTGCATAATGACCTATATCCCATAATGAATCATATATGCCATCAAAGCCGGATTTAACATTGTTAACGTAATCATCAATCGTACTATACGTGCTACCTAAATTGTCAGATAAACCATTGTTAAAGCCCTCAACAACCCATCTTCCGTATTCTTCCGCACGCCTTGATGGTGAACCAAAATTCATTGCACTATCGTGAATATTTCTATCTAATTCATCCATCCAATCTCTTACAGCATTGTTGCTTCTATCAACATTATCAACAATTCCGTCAACAAAGCCATCTACTGTATTTCTTCCATAGCCCTCTACGTCTACTGCTTCTCCTGCTTCATTTAAAGCAGAATCAAGCATTTCTTGCCAATCTTCCTTAAGTTTAGGCTTTGTGTTGTTAACACCAACATTGGAATAAACTCTAATACTATCAAATAGCGATGTTGTGAGCTTGTCTGCCGCTTCATCAGCGTACACGCTTCCGTCTATTCCTAACTGATTAAAGCCATCTTTAACAGAATCAAGTGCTGGGTCTAATGTGCTTTTACGCCATTTCTCAATAACACTTTTAATATAGTTTTCTTTTGTTGTAAATATTTTAGCTATTGGATTAAGATTTTCATATTTTACTGTTGCTTGCTCTACTACTGATGGAAGTTGATTGAGTAAGTTATACTGTACTTGATTAGCATATTGCATATATGCCGCGTCTATTCTCTCTGTGCCTTGTTGTACTTGCGTATCACTAGCACCATATAAACTTGACCAATCAAATTGACTTGCATCTATTCCTAAAGCTGTAAGCCTATCTCTCATATCCGTTATAGCTTGTGACGATTCCGTTCCCAATGTAGATAGGTTATCTTTTCCGTTTTGTGCCGCTGTTACAACTTCATTTACAGCCTCACTAAATCTTTGAACATCAAGTCCGGATTCTGTCATATACTGTGATATATCTAATGCGCCGCCAAATCCTTGAATAGCAAGTGTCGCATTATCAACCGACTTGTCACTATTAATAGAAGATATTTTATCTATTAAAGGCGTAGCCGCATTTAAGAACTCTTCTTCTGATATTTTCCCATCATTAAACTGCTGTATAAGTGTTTCTAAATCTGAACTCATACTTGTAAACGATTCATTTCCTTTGTCGCGTAAACTTGCTAATTGTGCCACATACTCTGGAATTGCAACGCCTTGCGCTTCAAGAATATCTTTCCAAGCACCTACAACATTACCAACGATAACATCATATTCATCATTGAATACATTTTTAGATTCACTTAATAAGTTTTGGAATTGTTCTATAATTTCCGGCATTTTTTCATTAGTTGTGTATGCTCCATCTTCAACCGCTGTTTTTAAAAGATTTACATTATCTGTTGTTTCTTCAAGATTTTCTTTTGCTTCTGATATATTTTTAAGTTTGTCTGTGGTTTCAGTTATACCATCTGTTATTTTCCCAAAAGAGTCTTTGGCTACATCGCCTAATTCTTTCATTGTAACAGTTCCAGTATTTTGCAATGCTGTAAACATGCTATTAAATTCTGCTTCTTTTACAGCTTGTGAGATACCCACTATTGACGATATTAAGCCCATAGCACCTACTATTAATGCTGTAAATGGGTTTGATAAGCCTATAAGTTTTAATGCCGCTGTTGCCACACCTACGCCGCCTGCTATTTTAGCAATAGAAGCTACAAGGTTGTCGCTCCCTACCGCCAGTTCATAAAAGCCGCTCTTAACAAGTGAAAACTCTGCAAATACACCTATAACACCTATTGCACCTTTCTGCAATACTGACATTTTACCTCTAATAGTTTCAATTCCCTCATTAAATGTAGCAAAAAAGCCATTGTCATTTAAAGATGTTTTAAGGGTATTAAAGGTTTTATTAACATCAGTTACAGTTTTGGCTGTCTTTGGGTACATAAATGTTAGTGCCGAAGCCGCCGCCTTATTTCCATTAAGTGCGCCTGTTGCCGCCGCTACTGTTGTTGCAAATTTATCAAGTGTCTTGTACGTTTTTACTATACTAGCTACAACTGCTGAACCACCTATTGCCTTAAGCACTTTAGGAACTGCCACAAGCGATATAAGAAGTGTTTCTATAGGTGCTTTAGATAGCATACCTAGGTATAATTCAATAGCCGCTTTTAAGCCTTGTACAAGCACTTTAGCCGCCGATTTAAACACCTTAGTCCAATTAATCCCTGCAAGAAAATCTCCCATTTTCTGACCGATTTTAAACCAAGGGACTTTATCAATGGCATCTGCAAACCAGTTAAGTATTCCTGCCACTAGGTTAGATGTATCTTGACCTGCCTTAAAGAAATCACCAACTGCAAAATCTTTAAAAATCTGTTTAACAGGTTCAAGTGCTTTCTCTATCTTATCAGCCCAAGCAACTGCCGAATTTTCCATATTGGCAAATGCTTTATTCCAAGCCGCTTCATATTCTGCCGCCGCCTTAGCAATATCATCTGTCAAATCAATAGTGCTACCACCGCCGCCGCTTGAACCCTTGCTTGAGCTTGTATTGTCCTGTAATTTATTAATTTCGTCAAATCCCATTAGAGATAATGTAGCTTTCTTTGCTGAATCAGCTACATCTTTGTAGCCATCTGAAATATCTTCTAAGCCGTCTGATGTGTCTTTATAGCCACTTTGTCCGAAGCTCTCAAAGTCAATCTTAACACCCATTAAAGAAGCAAGACCAACTAATAATCTTTTGATTGCAATAGCTACTCCGTTTACTATTGGCATAACTTTTGAAAGAATTGGGATAAATAGCTGTCCTGCTACCATTCCTACTTCTTTCATATTGTTACTGAACTGGCGTAACATATTACTTGGGGAGTTGATTGTCAAATTTGTTATCGTATAGGCTCTTTATCCTATACTTCTTATAGTTTCCTATAAGTTCAGAGTACATTATCACCCACATTTTTGCGTTTGGTTTGGTGGTAGCCACTTCCACCTCATACTGCCCTATATGCAGTAGTGTCGGACACTCTTGGGAATATTATATTTATTCAATTCCTACTCGTTACGATACTCAATAGCCTGTTCGTAATCTATTGAGTTATCTCGGTATTAGCATAGTTGAAAACTTTAGCCTTTACCGATTTTGCCCGATTGTCATAAGACATTTCTATTCTTATGCAACACTTGGAAGATAAGTTATATCAGCTTTCTTCCGTCTATTAGCTAAATCACCCCAAGATACCTTACTTTGGTCTAATATCGCCAACACTCTTAACTGCTGCTTTTCCATCTGTGTCATTTCTGATACAGACTTTGAAATGCCTAAGTTATAGGCATATGTTGCTAGTGTAGCATTGGTAATATCAATACCATATTTATACAATGCCCTTGATTGACCGATTAAGCCGCTTTGCAAGTTCTGTGCTACCGTTGAATAGTCCACATTAAAAAGTGAGCTTATATCGCCTGCAAGCATTGTCATTGACTTTGTTATAGCCGTTGTTGCTTCGCCTGTCTGTCCTAATGAGTTCGTAACAGAAGCTAACTGTGAAGCGTACTGCGTTATCTCTTGTATGTTAAGTCCTAAGTTCTTTGTTCCGCTTTCTTCAAGCAAACCGCCTTGAACATTAACTTTTAAACCAGATAGCTTTCCAAGAGTATCATTTACTCTACTTTTAAAACTTTCTGCATATGCTGTTGCGTTATCGTAGCCGTACTTTTCGTAATCCTTATCCCATTCTGAACCAATCTTACCAAACGCAACCGCTTGATAGTTGAACGCTTCAATGTAATCTGTTGTTGACTTGATGGCTTCTATAAGTTTCTTGCTACCACGAATTACCATAAAATAAGTGGCATAAAACTTACCTATTGCACTTGCTAAGTTCCAACTACTTCTAGTTGCTGTTCTAGCACTTGTAGAAACGCCATACATCGACTTTTGAAGTGAGTTTGAAGAAGTACCCACCTTGCTACCTTGACTAGCAAGATTAGCCAATGCATTAGTCATTTGAATAACATTCTGACTTACTGTTGGCGCTCTTGATAGCGTTGTCATTAAGCCATTTAAAGCATTGCCTAGCTTTGGAATGTTTACAACGGCGTTTTCTATGCTCTTACTGCCTAGCTTACCAAGTGACTTTGCAAATTCTGTGACCTGCGTTGCATTTTGCGGAATAGCTGATATGCTTGCAACTGCCTTTGTGACAGCTTGAAGTGATGTAGCTGTGCTAGTTAGTGCAACCGAATCAACAGAACCTATCTTTGCGATGTTCTTAGCAAGCCTTGTAAAATCTGCTGTTCCTGCGTTCATATTCTGCATAGCAGAACCTAACTGATTAACGCCATTTGCAAGACCGCTTAGTGATGAACCATTCACAGTCGCAAGTGATGTTGACAGCCTTGTAAGCTGATTTATCAGTTTATCAACAGAATTGATAGCTTTAGTGGCAGTACCGGTAATTTTGACTTCTAATGAATCTAATTCCACGCTTTAACCCCCTTTTATAGGATTGTTGGCGGTAGTCCTCTCTTTTCAGTCTGTGCCGCCCATTTTTGCTCATTGAGTAACATCAGCTGTAACTCTTTATCGTTGGTATCTTTTTTGCTTTCTTCTGTTTTTTCTGATAAAATAGCTTGTTTAGGATATTCAATGTGTACATCTTTATTAAATGCCGCACCTATTCCGCAAGAAATAGCTGGAATTGCGTAAACTAAAAACCAGTTATACATTTCTGAATCACGATTTTGTCTATCAATCTTTTTGCCTTTTGCGTATAGTAATAATTTTGTAGGTGTCATTTTAAGAAAGTCTGAATAACTAATACCTAGTGAACTGGCTAAGACAAAGTATTCTTCCCAAATTATTTTGTGGAAGTCTGCTTTTTCTTGTGGTCCTGTGGAACTACTGTCGGCTTCTTCTGTTCCTGTGTCGCTTCTTCCACATTGTTCGCCATTTCCTCTAACATCGTTGTTATCCCTGACAGCTCGAAAAAACCATCATCTTCCATCGCTTTCTTGATTTCTTCAAACAACGTTCTATATCCGTAACTCTTATCTGTCTTTCTTTTCTCTGTAATATATGCCCTAGTGAGTTCCTTTGCTTCATCCATAGTTACTGGGTTATTGTCAATACAGCCTGCATAAATGGCGGTAATGCAAATCTCTGGCACATCTGCTGTCATATTTGCTAGCCCATCAAAAGAAGCCTGTGCAACACTCTTATCTGTCTGTACAAGTAAGTAAGAACCATTAACGACAGAAAACATTTTCTGCACAATTTCCTTACATTCTGCTGCACCGAAGCTAAACTCAACTTTGTATTCTTTTCCGTTTACATTAATATTCATCATAATTTTTACCCTTTCCCACCCTATCGTCCATATAGGGAAAGGTGCGGATTTTACACCGCACCTACCTTTTTTAAATAATTATTCTGTTACATCATCAAGATATGATGTGTAGTCGGCTGTTTTGGCGTTTGTGCCACCAATCGACACAGCCTTTGATTTAGTCGATTGGCTTATCATTCCCCCACCTTTGTTACTGTGAATGTGCCACCAGCACCCTCGACAACTTGAAGCTTGTCTGTACATTCGATAGGTGAAGTGTTAGGAACTGCTGTTACTGTCATTTCAAGTACTGAATCAGTACCAGAAACATCATTAGGTGTTGCTGTTACCTGTCCGACAAATGCGTACTTAGCAACCGCACCTAATCCGTCAGAGCCATATAACTGAATAATATCCAACTGCTTACCCTCTGCTTTGATTAAGTCCTGTAAATAAGCCTTTTCAAGATTTCCTGTGTAAGTCTTAGCGTCAGATGTTTTGATACCCATTAAGAATGTCTGTGAATCATCTTCAAATGTTGTACTTTCAACTGTGTTAGGCGCTGATACCGGTGCCGAAATTGACTTAGCCGCAACCATTAACTTATATGAGCCTGCAAAACCATCTTCGCTATGCTCCTTGTAGATAACTCTAGCTTTATAACTTGTACTTGCCATTGCCTTGTCTACCTCCTAAAAATTTGCAAAAAAATAAGAGCATTTCTGCTCTTTGTTACATTAATCTGTCATTTGCCGCTATCATTCTTCTGAATCTAGCGGTACTCTTATGTACTTTATTGCTGATTGAAAATTCCGGCATTGCGTTGCCTTGAAATCTCATTGTCTTGAATGTATCTGTAATTATCGCCATAACCTTACGACAGTCAGACTTGTTTGTATTAGCTGTAACATCTACTTGAAATGTCGCTAACAATGCGTTAATTGTCTGTCCGTCAAGTGTTTGTCCTTGTTCTACTGCTGGCAGTAAATGAATGTATACTGTTGGGAATACTGCTTGACCGCTGTTTTCTCCCTCATTTGTTATGACTATCTTTGGATATTTCTTTTTAAGCTGTGTTAGGGTTTTAGCCTTGACAAGTGCTGTGACTGTATTTTCAAGGTCTATCGCCCAATCGTTTGCATTTGCCATTAACTAAACACCTCTCTTGCTATGTAAAGATTATCGCTTCTTGCAAAATGAAAAAGTCGCTTTTCAGCGACCTTTCTTAAATAACTCTTCATATGTTCTTGCCCCTTTTCTATATCTATGAATTATGGTTTTTCTTGATGTGCCTGTTATTTTTTCCCATTCTGTCAAATTGTGTTCTTCTTCACCAACCCTAATAATTATCTGTTGGGGCTTATTTATTATTTTTGTATTCTGAATTAATTCGTCAACAGTACATAAACCTTTTAAATATCTTTGATATCTACTTCTCAATGTAGTCATTGATATTTCATATTCTTTATGTAAATCAAGTAATGTTTTTTCTTCTCCGTTTATAACTATCTTTCTTGTACATCTTTTGTTATAATTTTGAACATCTTTATCAGCCCATCTGCAATTAGATGGCTCATAATTGCCATTAACATCTATTCTGTCAAGGGATTGTTCAGCTTTAGTCTTTTTATTATCGTACCCATTTTTGTAAGCCCAATTAATAAAATTTTCTACATTTTTTAACCATTCATCACATACTTTTATTCCTCTGCCACCATATAATGAATATGAATCACAGTTTGGGTTATAACATCTGTATTTCATACCATAATAAATGCTGTACAACTTTTCGTGTGAGTATCCGTGATTATGATAGCCTTTCTCCGCGCTTATACAACCGCAAGATTTTGTGTGTCCATTTTCGAGAGAGTCTTTTCTTGTAATAATAAAATTCCCACAATCACATTTGCATTTCCAGTATGCGTGGTGCTTATCATTTGGATTTTTCACTTTTTCAACAGCTATTAATCTGCCATACCTTTTCCCTGTTAAATCAATCGCTTTTCCCATAATATCACCTTTAATTAAATTTTATAATTTAATTATAAACCAATATATTATAATTATCAAGCGTTTTATTAAACTTTACAATTTAATTTTATTATGATAATATATTAAAAATAATATAAAGGAGTTGATTTTATGTTAAAAGACGAATTAAAAGGTCTTATTGTATCTCAAGGTTTTACTATGTCACAAGTAAATGCTGAATTAAATCGTAGGCACGGAACACATCTTTCTTTTCAAAATTTTAGTAATCGCTTTCGCAAAGAAAGTTTTACTTATAATGAAGTTATAGAAATTCTTGATATAATAGGTTATAGAGCAGAATGGGTTAAAATTAACTAAATACTCTCCTTGCTACCTCAACATATTTCTGTATGATTTCCATATCAGCCTTATAAACAGGCATTTGTGCTTCTACGCCGTGTGTAAGAACTAAGGTTCCGTCATCGTCATAGTAACCCCACACTTTTTGTATGCCGTGATGTTCGCCGTATGAGCCTATAACCATACCATTAACAACACCTTTGTCGTGTGGACTACTTCCAGCCGCTCCATTGTAGAATACACCAGCTCCGAACTCTATAAACATAAGTTCTTTGCCTTCTACAATTAATTTTGCTTCAACATATTCTCCTGCGGATTTCATTTCAACATAACTGTGATGGCTTGTATCTGAGCCGCTACGAACACCTTTTTCATCATATGTATAACTTGCTTTTGCCATATTTTCATCTATAATAGGTATTCCAACTTCTGCAAGTTCTTTGACAAGCTGTGAAGTCTTTTTTATAAGCCAATTCTTATACTGTTGTAGCTGTCTGATAGTTTCATTTACAGACTTTTCAGACAAGGATATATCAATTGTATGTCTTGCCATATTACACCGCCTTAGAGCAATTTTAAGTCCACAAAAACTTTAAATATTTTAGGGGATTGAATTGCAAACCAATCAACAGTTGTTTCATCGTGTCCAAATTGTTCTATATGCTGCCAATTGCACTGTAATCCGCTTTCAGACAAAAAGGCGTGTATTATTTCATGCCTTAACTGTTTCTTTTGCAGCTCCTCAAAATCGCCCACTTCATTATAATTATCAGAACGGATTACTATTAGCTTTGCTGTATTGTCGCAAAAGCCGTCCATATCTTTATCGTTAAGTTGCCTTAACTCGATAGCGTATGCTGTTCCCAAAACATTAATCGTTGTGTCTTCCATAATGCACCTACTTTACAACTGCTTTAAGCATATACTTAGTTGAATATAATGCTGGCTTAATGCCTACAATGGTAAAGTCCGCTGATGTTTCATCAACAAGACCGTCATTTGTGTATGTAGGCTTGCTATCAAGCCATATAAGGTCTCCTTTTTTCAAAGGGTACATTCCTTTGTCTGTCAGCAAAATAGCATCAAAATCAGCCGTATCAAAGCCGTATTCCTTGCTCTGTGCTTCTCCACCGCTGAATGATATGTTTGCTTTGAAATCAGCCGGCTCTGAAAAGCCCGTTTTTTCTTCAAGGACTTTGGGTATCTTATTTCCCTCATCATCAAGATAAGGAATGAAGTTACCCTCTGTGTCGGTATATCCCTCATAAAGGATATTGCCGTCATCATCTCTTTCATAGATAGTTACTGTCTGCCCTTGAAGTGAATACTTCATAGCCTGTTTATTAATGTCAAGCATTGTTCTTTACCTGCTTATAAATCTGATTAACACCTGTGCTTGATAATCCGGACACAATTCCTACTGCTATCGCATTAAGAATATCATTTGCCGGAAAGTCAGGTATTACATACATACCTATAACGCCTAAGATACCGCCTGCAACACCTACGATTATAGGAATGTAATTATCCTTAATGTGTGGAATTGCCTTAGCTCCTAAGCCTATCAGATATGTAATTACAACGATTGCTACAACTGTTGTTACCGATGTTATATCCATTTTAATCTTTACCTCCATTCTTTAAGTGAATTTCCTGTATTTCGTTATACATCTTAGTTACCATCCCATTACCGCCTAAAGCGTGATATGCGTTATACATCTCGACAAAATTGTCATAGGCATAAGATGGTATTTCACCTATTTTCATATACTTATCGTGATATTCGATAAGTTGTACTCGCAAAAGCAACATTGTGCCTTTGCTATTGGCGTCTTTGTCTTTTTTCTGTTGCTTCAGAAGCCAAACTATATAACCAAGCAATATTGGTAATGCTATGGTGTAAGTCTGTAATAAAATTTCTTTCATTTTATATCTCCTGCAAAATTAATAGGCACACTGCCCACCGCCCCTTAATGTGTGCCGCCTGCTACCATATTGGTAACGCACAATCTTCTACAAAACCCTTAGCAAACGGAAATACCCCGACAAATAAGCTATCTCTATCTCTCCAAGTTCTGTTGACATCATTCTCATTGTAGCTTGCCATAAACGCTTCGCCTGCCTGCGAATGGTCATAGACAGCCAGATTAACAATAACGCTCTCAAATTTCTTCAAGTCCTCGGTTATCATTTCATCTGTGTAGCTGTCAGGGTAATTTCTTCTTGCCTTTACATCTTCTGTAGCCTGCTTGATAAGCTGTTCGATTACTGGATTATCTTCTTTGTTATCGAACACTACCACATCAGATGTTGTTTCATCATCATTTGTGACTGTATCAATATGAAATTGTTTAAGTCTGATTTTAACTTGCTCCAATGTGGTGTATTCTGCCATAGTTCAAACCCTTTCTAAAGCTCTACATTTTCCATTACCGCTCTTGCTTCAAGAACTGCAATATAATCTGTCATTGCTTTAATCTGCATATTATATGTACTTCTAGGGCAAGTTGGAGTAAATGTAAGTTCATCGTTATCCCACTTATCAAGCATATTTTTTAGTTTCTTATAGCGAATAACTACTTGCTGATACTCTGCTTTAAATCTCTCTTTGTAATCAGCGCTATTCATCATTTCTACTGTATCTTTCAATTCCATAGCCCAGCTCCTATAATCCTAATTTCTCAATTAACAGTTCTTTAAGTTCTGCTCCTGTAAGCTCCATTGCATTCTCAATGCCTTGTTCTAAGGCAAGTGTCTGTAAGTCCGCTGTTGGCATACGCTTAATAGTTGTCTTGCTATAACCTAAAAAAGCCCCCTCTTCGGGAACCTCTTCGCCTGCGTTATACCATTTTCCGTTATGAATCACTATATATGGATATATCATAAGTTGCACCCCCTACTCTTCGCTATGAACCTCATATACGAATGTGCTATCCATATTTTCATATGATGGAAGAACAACTTCGGAAGCAAATGTTGACATCTTCAGGGGTGGTCCATACTCTGTCTTTGTGGCGACTGTGATACCTACGCCATATGTTGTTACATCAACATCAGCTACCTGTCTTGCTGTTCTTTCTTCTGGTGTAGTGCCAAACCAAGTGCTGCCAAGGCCGCCTTCCGGAAGGAGTGTAACCTTGTTATCCGGGTAGAAGTACTGCTCCTTGCCATCATCATCAATGTACATCTTATCGTAAAGTACGATAGTGAGCTTTGTTCTCTTCTGCACTATTGAAATAACAGTATCATCGTCAACATCAATAGTTGCTGTAAGGTTTTGTGCAAGGATTGAGTTCCTTATCTGCGCATTATCAAGCAAATACTGGAATGTATTGCTGTTCATAAGCGCATATCTAGCAATTTTGCCCTGCTTCTGCAACTTCTTTCTTGCATTGTTAAGGTCTGTAAGTGGCTTTGAATTAGCTGTATCGCTCCACATGCTTGTGCCGGATAACTTTGCGTAATGGTCTTTTGCGTATGAACCATCCTTATCATAATCGTAAGCATACTGAACACCATCACTTACAATGGCGATTACTGGGTGACCTGCATTTGTAGCAAGAAGCGACATTCTCATACGCTCTGGAACAACTTCTGCACCGCTTACAAGATTGTTAGTATCGTCATATACGCTTGCCAAAGCACTTGCAAGATAAGGGTCGTCTGCTGACTGAATACGCTCGATTTCAAGCATTTCCTCTTCACCAACTGTCATTCCCTCACGGAAAAATGCCATCTGTGTTTTTTCCTTACTTAATCCCTCTCTAGCTCTAAGAGTTGGGATTGTGTCAAAGTTAGATGGTGCAAGTGAAACTGGAAGTCCTTTGTGTGTCTTAATCCAGCTTAAATCAAGCCCCTGTTTCTTTCTTTCCGGAAACCACTGTAAGCCAAGATGGGGTATCTGGTTGCTAGCGTTTTCTGTTGCCGATAATGCAATAGACTTACTGTCTAATACTTCATTAATTAACATCTGTTTACCTCCTGTTATTATTCAAATACAATCATTGGAAGAGCTGTCTTAACTGTTGTGTCATATGTAACGCCTGAGTGAGCTTCTGCCACCTTTGTATTAAGATATGCTTTCTTAAGCAGTACTCCCTGTGGTCTGTCCTCTGTTACATCAAACCTTAAAATACCCACTACTGTAGCTGTGTTATCAGCCTTGCCGTTTGCTCCGATTGGAGTACCTGCTTTGACAATCTTCTTGCCCTGTGCGTTTTTAGTTGTTACGCCATCAAAGTCAAGTGTTAATGGGATTGCTTCGTTAGGCTCTCTCTTTAAAATCTGAACATCTCCTGCGTATGAAGTCTTTTCATACTGCATATTCATTTCCTTTGCCATTTCTTACCTCCTGTTATTACTGAATGTAATGTGATAAAACGTCATTGTTCTTAGGTGCATTAGATATAAGGCTTTCTGCTATTTTTTCCGCATTTGTCTTATTGTCTGCACCGCCTTTATTACTACCGCCGCCCGGAATATCTTGATTTTTAGCAATCTCCTGTTCCTTAGCCTGTGCCGCAGCTGTTTCTTTTTCGGACATAATCTTGCCAAGTTCGGTGTAATCAAGGCTTCCATCATCTTTAACAACTGTCCTTGCCTGTTCAGCAGTAATCTTAAAATTAGTCATAGCTGCTTCCCTCTGGTCTCTGATAGCGTTAGATTTCTGTAAATCGGCTATCTGCTTATTAGCTGTATCTAATGCCTTATTTGCCTTTTCAAGCTCTGTCAGATTGCCAGCCTGTATTTCATCAAGCCGTTTCTGTAAGTCGTCTGCTGTGTCAGCTTTAGCCTTGTACTGCTTTGCCTTATTTTTCTCCGTAGCAACTTCTGAATTATTTTGATTAAGAAGATTTGTAATCTGCTCATCTGTTGCCTCTGGGAAAAGTTTTAATACATCTTCTCTTGTCATAATTACCTCCGTTAAACACACGCTTTTGTTACCGCAGGTCGCTCCTGCTGTGTCTTCTGCTATTTACCGCATAGCTGCAAAATGTATAAAATAAAAGCAGCTACCGATTATTCGATAACTGCCTTATTTTGCTGATTATTATTAAGTTGATTATTTTCTGGCTGTTGTTTTATCTCTTTATTCGCCATATCTATTGTTTTATATAGAACATCAAAATATGGTTGTGATTGTAAAGATACTTTTTCCGCATCCCCCCATAATCCACACGTTGCAACCGCTATTCTTGGATTTATTCCTGCTTGTAGCATTTGTGCAAGTGCTTGTGTCTTTGTATAGAGATTATCCAACGGACTATGATTAATTTGTACATCAAAATCTCTTGGCGATAGCTTTAAGTCATTTCCTGCTAACCGCAATACATTCAAAGTTATTATCGCGAGCCTTTTCTCTGCGGATTTTACAATAGGGTCTTTTTGCTTTGCTCTAGTTTTTGAAAAATCCCATCCAGCTCTCAAAGATACCGCTCCCTGTGTATCACCGCCAGAGTTTTGTGATTCTCTATTCGGTATTGCTAGGATAGCTTGAAGATTATCAAGTAAATCGTCTTTAGCAACTTGACATTGTGTCTGATTAAGCTCCTGTGTCATAATCTCAACGTCTGACTTGTTGTCTTTATTGATAGATTTAACTGTAAGGGCGTGGTTCATTTTCATTTTTTCAAATGTTTCTGTGTCAACTTCACAATTAACAAACTTGACCCAATACTCAACAAACTGCTGTATACTATCCATTCTGTTAGACTGCATATTATTAATAGCATCCAACATACCTATGACAAGCTCAATATCAGATATCCTTTCGTGGTTATTAGGAAACTCAACAATAGGGATTTCGCCATATGTATGCAATTTAGCTTCTACAACCTTGCTGTCAACAATTCTGAATGACATAGTGTCGGAAAATGCCATTTTATACCAGTTTCCATCCTCATCTTTAAGTTCTTGCACAACAAGCATAGGTTCTTCTGTGCTTTCATTGTAAACAACGTAAGTATTCATTGGCGTAGGTGCTACAATTCTAAATGGCACATCTCCATTTTTAGGTTGAACCGCTTTGAATGATGTACCTGTTGCCGACTGCCACTCCCCAGCTTTAATGTCTTTCTCCTGCTTATTGGCATCTGCCATAAAATCATTGAGTATATCAACTGCCTTATTGATAGCTTCATCATCTTTGCGGCTAATAAACTGGATTGGCTCGCCATACGTCTGCCCTACCTTAAACTGAACAATTTCGTATGCGTGGTTCTCAACAATCTTGTTTGTAATATCTTCATTAGTTAGCTTATGCCTGTACAATATTGGTTGGTCGCCCTTGTAGTAATGCCACAGATACTTGATAACTGGCTTATTCCAATAAAATACTCCGATTGTATCTCCAATAACCTTAACAACATTGTTAGCGGTTATTGTATTTACATTCGTGTATGCAATTTTTCTACCATAACAACCTCTAACAAGGTCTTGAAAATACATTGTATTCATATCTCGCTCCTAATAAAATGTCATACCGCTTGAACTTCTGCTGTCCGGTATTTCTTTAATTTGAAAATTATCATCATCGTTAGGCACATACCATATCCATTTGTGGCAATGCTTGCACGCTAACTTATGTGTTCTTGGGTCTTTGCTGTCTGTCTTAGTCAAAAACTTGTGGCAGTTCGGACACATAATTGACTTGTCTTTGTTTGTATAAAAAATCATATTGTTACCTCGTTGCATAGTAAAAGCACCGCTATAATTAAATAACGATGCTTTTCGATAAGGATTATACATGTTTATGAAGTTCGCTTTGCTCAATATAATAATAAACTAATAAAAGCGGACATATCGGACAACTTTACTATTTTCAAAAAATCTTACAAAACTTTTTCTTACGCTATCCTCTGTATTTCCGCCGCCTATATAATCAGCCACTTCATTCCAAGTCTTATTTTCTAAAAATCTAAGATTGATTATTCTTCTCATTCTACTATCGTCAACACTTGCAATAAATTCTTCAATCTCATTGGTTTTTTCTAATAAATCATCTTCAAGCAACTGCAATGTGGCTTTTCTGGCATAAAGGAGCGTTTTCTTTCTGCTGTACTCTGGAAAAGGTATGCCCTCAATCTTAAAGTGCTGTTTACCACCATTACCACCGCTAACAGAATCTATAACCATTTCTCCGGCTTCAATTTTACTTATATCTTTTTCAAGTCGTTCTATCTTTAGCCTTACTTCTTTGACTTCTTCCTGTAAATCTGAATACTGTGATAAAACTTCCTTTGTTACCATAATATCAACACCTCCTAAATGGATTTATAGCAGCTTCAACTTTAGCTGTTCTATTGCCTTGCGTCATTCTTAATGCAAAGTTTGAAAAAACGTCTGGAACATCATCTAATTGTTTTTTACCAGATACCGAATATTGCTTTAATAGTGACATCATTACTCCATACGGCTCATTAGGTTTATAAAGTGAGGGGTCTTTAAAAATAATGTGCTGCAATATCCAGTTAGAACATTGAAATATTCTTGCTTCCTTGTTCGTTTCTGTCGGTGTATCAGTAATGTTGCAAACCCACCCAACGCTCTCAACACGCTTATTAACTTCCATTGCCACTCTATCACCGCCGGCGTTACGCTCAAACTCACACTCTTGTACTTTATTATTTACAAGCACGCCTGCAGCATTTCTGTATTGTTCTTCGTAATCTGCTGTGTTATCGCATACACAATCAATACAGTAATAATCTTCTCCGTGTTTTTGCAATACCGGTAGTACAAAGTAATCCGTACCTTTGCCCTTTGTATCACATTGTGCTGTAACAATCTCCGGTTCTCCGTGTGGTAGATTAAGGTATCTGCGGATTTTATCATCTGGGAATAGTAATCCCTCACGCTCGATAGGCTCCTGTTTGTATAAGCACCTGTAAGAGATTTCATCCATTAAAAGCTGTTGGTCTTCAAAAAATTCTTTCGTAAATCCGCTATACTCATAATCAAAATTACTCTCGCCTGTTACTGGGTCTACATCTGGTACAGCAATAGTCTTAACTCTTTTATTCCCTGCGTACATATTCTGTATTCTTCCGATAACGTCATGTACACTCCAGCGTGTAGCAATGTGTATCTCTTTGCAATTGTGTCCGTCCGTATCTTGGATTTTTCTTTGTCTTGCGTCTACCGCATATTTATCCCATAGCTTATCAAGTACCATAGGATTAAGTGCTTCTTCAATGCCACCTATCATATCATCCACAAGCAAAAACTTACTTGCACGAACTTTACCAGCATTTTTACTTCCTACAGATGTGCATTGTACGCTTGGAAATGGCTTATACTTGCCTATATTGAACTGCTCCAGCTTTGCGTTAGTGCTTGTAACTGTCAAATTAGGAAAAATCTCATTCCACGCATATTCATCAGCATTTGTAACAATATCGTATACACCATCGTAATACATTCGTGTAATGTCGCCAGAATGGGAGTAAAAAAGGCAAAAATCATTAGGAAACCAGCCAGCTACTAAAGCGTTAAACATTTTTTCAATAGTTGTCTTTCCTGCTCCTGGTATCAACGACACGCACAATATATCGTATTTATCATCAATCATACCTTGTAAAGCTTCTATTAGCCCTATTTTTAAGAATTGTTTGCGGCGTGGCATATAAAAACGCTCTTTAGGTTCTCTTTTCTTTTCAAGATACATAAATGCACTATCTACTATTTTGCTTTGGGCTTCAAGCAATAACACATCATAGTATTTATCAAGCAAATCAAAGGAACTTTTATTGTCAAAGACAAACTTCTCTATCTCCCACATAGATAGCCCTATATCACGCATACAAGCCTTTTCTATGAGTTCTTTTGCCCTAGTCGTACATTTTAACATTGTGTCAATTTCGCCCTCGTTCTTGGCAAGCTGGCACACGTTGTAGTAGGTTTCTATGATATTTTCATCTATTCCATTTTGGGATATGTATTTTTCGCAATCATCTATCAGTTGATTTAATTCAGAATTCAAGAAAAGCACCTCCACTTTTCAGCAAAGGTGCTTATAGACCTCTGCCTATAACTGTTTTAGGGTAGCAGCTACAATCAATCTGTAGTCGGTAATTGTTTATCTTAATTTCTTAACTTCCAGACAAGTATGTTTCCCATATTTTTCAATTCTCCATCTGGTACTCCAATGCTCAATGTGACAATTTTTATCTTCATTAAGTGGAATTCTATTGACAATGGCACTTGCGATAACACTTGGTGGAATGTTTAAATCATCTACAATCAATGTTGTCATTTGATTTTCTCCTTTTGGTAATCTGGCTTTTTTAATTCGTTCAAATACTTTGTCATTGCAATTTCAGTACCATTTTCATCTTTTGTGCAAACAGTAACGCAATTACTTTTATTGCTTCGTAAGTCAGCAAGTATTATTTCCGTTTTATCATCATCAAACTTGTAGCACTCACGCATTTTCTCAATGCAGTTATTCATTTCTGTTATTTTCATAATATCACTTCTTTCCCTCATTATTCGCTAATGATTTTGTTTCCTCTAGAATTTTCATTGCTAATGCTCTTGAAAATTCATAATTATTTTTCGGGTATCTGCCTAGAATTGATTTTGCATACTCATTAACTGCATCAACCGAAACATCAATGTCAATAGTCATATCGTGAAATTCAGATGTTTCTATCGGTTTGCCATCATCATCGCCGATATGTTTAACATTATCAATCTTTCTGAATGTTTTCTTATCAATGCACAACACTTTTTCTGATACCTCGACACATTCCTCTCTCTTTTCTTCGTTTGTACATTTACCATCTGCATTGTATCGACAAGAAGTCAGATTGCATTTTTTATTTGCATAAGCATTATTCACATTATCAATCCATTCACAAAACGGAATATTGTTGATTTTGGCATTGTCTAATGCCATGTCAGCTATCTCCTGTGCCATTTTTCTGTATTGAAATTCCATAATCTCGCCCCTAAATTCTTGCAACTACGTGTTCTTTTGCAATCTCTTCTTTTTCTGGGTCGTAAATAACCGAACCGTTTTTATCAGTCTTATTCTTATCAAATTCGCAAGAAACTTTTA